GATGTGCGCCCAAGCGTTGCTCTACGGCGCCGTCACCGTCGAATACGAAGACGGCCCGACGCAGGTTGTTGACTACGGTCGCGACACGAATCTGACGGTCGTCAAGACCACGGACATGTGGACCGACACGTACAACATCATCTCCGACTTGCAGGTCTTCATTGACCGCATGGCGAAGGCTCGCTTCGGCGGTCGTGCTGCCGTGCTCACCATCGGCCGCGAAGTGTGGCCTGTGATGCAAGCCAACGAGACGCTGTTGAAGCTGATGGACTTGAACGTGAAGAACTCCGACGTGAGCCTGCTTCGCGGTCTGGTTCCCACCATCGGCGCGCCAGAGTCGCCAGCCGTCCAAGTCGGCACCATCGGCTCGCTGCCGGTCGTGGTGTACTCGGACTTCTACGAAGACGACGCGGGCAACCAAGTCGATTACATGAACCCTCGCGACATCCTGCTCACCGCAGGCGACGTGGGCGGCATCATGGCCTTCGGTGCGATCATGGACGCGAAAGCGGGCTTGGCTGCGCTCGAAGTGTTCCCGAAGATGTGGGAGTCGGAAGACCCGTCGGCGATGAACATCATGACGCAATCGGCTCCACTGCCGGTTCTCGTGAACCCGAACAAGACCCTGCGCGCTCGCGTTGTGGACGAAGATTCGAACTCTGCTGGCTCGTAAGAGTTCAGTCGCCCGAAAGGGAATCACTAGCGAAGCCCCGGTCGAAAGGCCGGGGCTTTCGTCTGTTTGGGAACGACTTGTCGAGGCCGGGCGTTCTGTGGTATCCCGCAGGCCTCATCAGAGAGGGACCTACCAATGACTAAAGTACGTGCATTCATCAACATCATCGCCGAGGGCGTTGACGGCAAGCCCGTCTCCATCAAGCACAATGAAGTCGCCGACATCAAAATCACCGAAGCGGTGCAGGAAGCGATTGACGAAGGCTACGCCGAACTCGCGAACAAGACCGCCGTCGTGAACGCGACTCCGGGCGGCCTGAAGAAAGCCAAGACGGTTCGCAAGACCGTCGCTGTGTCGCCGCAGAAAGTCGCGCGCGACATCGCCGAAGCCAAGACGAAGAACGCCGGTAAGAAGGGTCGCGCCAAGGCCGACCGTTTCTCCGACATCCAAGAAGCCAACAACGAGGACTAAGAGATGGGCTGGCGCGACATCAAGGCGGGCATGCGGGCGACGGTCCACGAGACCTTCAAAATCCCGGCCGTCTTGTTGTCCGCCACGCCGCTCGACTCGAACACTGAGCAGCTCGCGATTCAGTTCCGCCTGCACAATCACCAGACACCTCTCGGCGAAATGCCCGGCACGAATTTCGGCATGGGCGAGCGCCTCGAAGAAGACCCCAAGATCATATTCTGGAAAGCCGACCTCGAACTTGCGAGCTGGACACTGGCGCGCAATCAGGTTCTCTCCGTCGCTACGGGCGAGGCCTACAACATCGAGTTCGTGCATCCACACGACATCGAGACCGTCAAGTGCTCCGTCACGCGGCTCGACGCGGAGGACACGGCAGGCTTGCCGCTGCCAGCGTGAGCCATGGCCACGCCGATCATCGTTGAGATCAAAGGTCTCGCGTCCTTCAAGAACATCGCTGAAGAACTCACCAGCTCACCCGTCGCTTCGCAGCGCGCGGTGAACTATGCGTTGAACCGTGCCCGCGCGCGGTCGTCGCGGGAGGCGCGCCTGCAAGTCGCATTCCCTGCGCGCTATCTCTCCGGCGCCGACGGCAAGATCGACCTCGTGCCCGCGACCAAAGCAAACGCAGAGGGCCGACTGACTGCATCATCGCAGCCACGCTCTCTGGCGAGCTTCGTGGTGAGCGCGACACGCCATGGCGGTGTGAAGGTGCGTGTGAAGCCCGGCTCTGTCCGCACGCTGCCCAAGGCCTTTCTGCTGAAGGGCCGGATACCCGGCCTCGCCGTGCGCTCGGCGAACAAGCCACGCGGCGCCTACATTCCGAAGAAGCTCGGGAAGAACCTCTGGATTCTATACGGGCCGTCGGTCGCTCAGGTTTTGCTTTCCCGCGCCGGTCGCGGTATCTGGCCGAGCATGGAAGCTGAAATCCTCAATGACTTGCAGAGCGAGTATCTGCGCCAGCTCAAATTGGAGACGTGATGGCCGACCCTTTCCGACTCATCGCATTGAAGAACCTGACGGCGCTTATCGAGGGCGAAGATTCCAACTCGGACTTCACGTTCGATTTGACCGGCAGGGTGTCCCGAGGACGGACGGAGTTTGGCGCCAACGACACGCTGCCGCTCATCGCGCTGCTTGAACCGCCTGTCCCTATTGAGGCTCTCCCGACCCCTCAGGGCGGCGGCGCGCGGTCAACCCAATGGGACATCCTGATCCAAGGATTTGCCAAGGACGACAAGAATCACCCACTGGACCCGGCCTACGTGCTGTCGGCCGAAGTGACGCAGCGCCTCGCCCGCGAACGGACCCGCGTGGAGAACGAGCGCCGCCAGTTCGGGAAAATCCAGCGCCCTTATCTGGGATTGCAGCGCATCACGGATTTCCAGATCGGCACGGCCGTCCACCGTCCGGCCGACCAAGAGGTCTCGAAAACCGCGTATTTTTATATGGTTCTGTCGCTTCGAGTGACCGAAGACCTAGAGAATCCGTTCTGATTTAGAATCCGTTGTTTTGCTGTGGCTCCGCTGTTATGGATCAACGGCAATCTTCCCGCCCGTTTCGAGGGCTGTAATGGAGACGGATCATGGCTCAGAACGAAACCCAGAATTATACCCTCGGTCGCGGCGAGATTTATTTTGCTCGCTTTGCGGACGCGGTGAACTTTGTCCCAGCGGGCGAACGCTATATCGGCAACTCTCCCGAGCTGTCGCTGACGATCTCACAAGAAGTGCTGGATCACTTCTCGTCCGACCGTGGCATCCGTGAAAAGGATGCGTCGATCCCACTGCAAGTGGATCGCACCGGCTCGTTCTCGACCGACAACATCCACCCTGAAAACGTCGCGATGTTCTTCTTCGGTGAGTCGCAATCGGTCGTCGAAGCAGGCGGCACGATCACCTCCGAAACCGTCGCGCCTGAAGGCGCTGAGCAAGGCCTGTATTACCAGCTCGGCGTTTCCGAAGCGCGTCCGACGGGCGCCAAGGGCTTGATCGACACGGACGACTCGAACTCGGGCGGCTCGTTCACGGTCTTCGAAAACGACTCGAACTCCGGCGCTGGCGTTGCCTTCGTGAAGGGCACGGACTACGAGATCGACTACGACTCCGGCCGCCTCTACATCATCCCTGATGGTGGGATCGCCGACGGTACGGTTCTGTCCGTTACCTACGTGATCAAAGCCTCGACGTTCGCTCGCGTCATCTCCGGCTCCGCGCCGGTTGCCGGTGCGATGCGCTACATCCAAATCAACCCGCAAGGCACGAACTTCGACTACTACTTCCCGTATGTCAAAGTTTCGCCGAACGGTGACTACGCTCTGAAAGGCGACGACTGGCAGGTGATCCCGTTCAATCTGGAAATCCTGAAGCTGACGGGTAAGGAAGCCATCTACATGGATGGCCGACCTATCTACGCCTGATAGGGCCGCGCTGTAGGCCGGGTATCCCTCCCCGGCTCCGCGACACCCTTGATCGACCCGGCGCTGTGGGCATGGCGCCGGGTCGATTTGCGTTTAGGGCCAAGCTCGGTTATAGGCTCGCGCATCTACCGCTCACAGAGGGAAACAGATGAGCCAGCTTTCAGACTATGAATCGGGCGCGACCATCGAGGTCATGCTGCGTGCCGCCAAGGGCGACAAGCCCGCCCAATACCTTTCAGTCCGAGGCCTATCCACGAACGACGTGATGAACCTCGTTCGCATCCACGGCACGCCGCTGGCCGATCTGTACGAGAAGATCGTCACCGGCAAGATCGAACTCAACCTCGAAAACTCGCAAGTCCTTATGGCGGTCCTGATGGACGCGGGCCCGAACATCGTGGCCGACATCATCACCATCGCCTCCGGCAGCGAAGACTATGCGGCCGACTTCGAGATCGCGCGCAAGCTGCCTCTCACCGTCCAGACAAACGCCATCAAAGCCGTCGCCGAGCTGACCTTCGTGGACACGACGCCGGGGGAGTTTCTGGAGGAAGTCGTGAAGATGATAGCGGCAACCGGCTCCCTCCTGAGCCAGACGACCCCGGCCGCGCCGAAGCCGCGCGAAAAGTACAAACCCTCTCGGGGTGGCTAACCGCCCAACGCAAAACGGTTTCTCTTCTCGTCTCGGTCGGATTTCACCACGCCTATCACTGGCCGCTGGCCCGTGTTTGGACAGAGGCGGAAATCGTGGTATCGCGGCAAAATGCTGATCTGGCTAATCACATGACCCTCTACCAAAGCGCTGTCGCAAGCACGATGGATAAGAAGGCGGCCAAAGCGTTTAAGAAGTCGATAGACCGTCTGCACAAAGGGACCTGATTATGGCGAAGCGGGACGTTGAACTAGTAGTCCGACTAAAGGACCAAGCGTCAGCGCTCGCCAATCAGATCGACGAATCCTTCAAGAAGCTGTCGTCGTCGGCCGAGAACCTCGGCAAAGAATCCACCGAAGCTGGCCAAGACCTCACGCTGCTGACGCGCCTGCTGAAAGAATTGCAGACGAACGCGGGCGGCCTGTCTGCGTTCTCGAAGATTGCCCGCGACGTGGACACGGCGGGCGCCACGATCAAGCGCATGCAGGCCGAGCTTCAGCGCACCGAAGCGTCCTTCCAGCAATTCGTGCAGGGCGCGGCTGCGGCCACGTCCACGCTCAACGCCGTGGAAGGCTCGGTCCAGAAGGTCAACCGCGCGCTCAACGAGAACCGGGCGCAGCTCGCGGCCGAGAAGGGCGCGCTCGCGCAGACGAATGCCGAGATCGCGAAGGCGTCTGAGCGTTACCGGAATCTGATCACCGCGTTCAAGCAAGCAGAGGCTCCGTCGGAAGCGCTGCGCAACAGCATCCGCGATCAGCAAACGACTCTGCTCCAACTGTCCGCGACGCAAGAGCGCCAGCGAAACACGGTAACGGCGACGGCCGCGAAGACGAAAGAATTGCAGACCGCGTACAGCGGTTTGAACGCGGAGCTGAAGACGGCCGAGACCGCCGTCCGCCGCGCCACTGTCGATATGGAGAAGTCCGCCGTCGCGACGGAAGCCGCACGCGTGGCGATCACGACTGAGTCGGCCGCCTTCTCCGAGCTGCAAGCCGTCGCCTCCCGTACCGGCGCAGCCCTTGGCGGGGTTGCCGCCAGCGAGGAAGCGATCACGGCCGCCAGCCGGAACACGGCCGCGACCATCGAGCGTGTGACGGCCGCCATGCGCGAGCAGGCGTCGGTCCAGCGCGCAGCCGCGTCTCCCGGCGCTGGGGCGCTCGCTGGCGCCGGTGGACAGGTCTCGGCATCTGCACAGGCGACCGCAGCCTTCCGCGCACAGGCGGACGCCGTAAAGGCCGCCAGCATCGCTCACGCGGAAGCCACGGCCGAAGTCCAGCGCCTTGCGCTTGCCGTCAAGGCTGCGGCGGCGCCGACGGCTGAACTCAACGCGCAATTCGAGCTGGCCCGGCGCGCGGCCGACCAAGCCAAGACAGCCTACCAAGCCCAACAGAAGTCGTTGGCCGACCTCCGCAAGGCGATCTCGGACAATGCCTCTGCGCGCAAGGCGGCAGCCGACGCAGAGATCGCGGAGCAAGCCCGGATCAAGTCGGCGGGCGCGGCGCTGCGGAATGATCTGATAAACGACGCGGCCAAGCGGACGCAGGCGCAAGAGGCCTACAACAAATCTTTGCTCGGTACGGTGCGGAACCTGCTGGGCCTGAAGAGTCCGGCCGAGCAAGCCGCCGCCGCGCTCAACCGGGTGCAGCAAGCGGCGCAGCGCGCGTCCGGCCAAGGTGAGCTGTCCGACCGTGCGCGGTTCCAGCGCGCGCAGGTTCTTGCATTCCAAGTCAACGACATCGTGACGCAGCTCGCGTCCGGCACGTCGCTGGCCCGTACCCTCGGCCAGCAAGCCGGGCAGATCGCGCAGCTCTCGCCTACGCTGAACAACGTCATCGTGCAGCTCGTGCGGATGCTTCCGCTCGTGGCGTTGATCGGCATCGCGCTCGCTCCGTTCGTCAACGCGGTGATCAAGCTCGGCGAGCAGAAGGCGGCGCTTCGAGAGTTCAACGACATCCTCGCCGGAACCGGCTCTGCCCTCGGCACGTCCAGCCAAGCGCTGACGGAATCCGCGCTGGCTATCGACAAGTACGCGGGCTCGCTGAAGGACGCGAAAGAGATCGTCAAGACCTTCCTCACCGAAGGCATTGACCCGTCGCAATTCGAGCGCCTCGGCAACGCAGCCGGTAACGTCGCCAAGGTTCTCGGCGTCGAAGCGCCGGAAGCGGCGAAGCAACTTTCGCAGGCGTTGAAGGGCAGCGCCCAAGACGTGCTCAATCTCGACAACAAGCTGAACTTCCTGACGGCCACCGAACGCAACATGATCATTGCGATGGAGCTGACGGAGAACGGCACGAACAAGCTCGCCAACTCGCAACGTCAAGCCGCGATTGTCGCTGACGCTTTCGCGCGTCGCGGTGACGCCATCGCAGCGAACGCTCGTGGTGGATGGGCGTCGGCGTTCAAAGAGTTCGGCCGCGCATTCGACGACGTGTCCAACGCTATCCTGAACTCGGGCCTCTTCAAATATCTGGCGGACGGCTTCTCGCAAGTCGGCGATCAGATCGCTGGCGCCATCAAGAACTTCCGAGTCGGCGTCGCGTTCTTCTCGAATGGCTTCAACGGACAGGAAGCGGTTGACTCCGTCCGACGTAGCCAAGGCGGTGGCGCGGGCGGCCAAGCACTGTCGCCGAAAGAACTCGCACGTCAGCAAGAAGAGCTGGCTATCGCGCAAGTCAAAGCGAACCGCGCTCTCGAACAATCGAACGCCCAACGCCAACTCGAAATCAATCTCGTCGGCAAGTCCAAGGGCGCGGCGGCTGCTGCGCGCGAAGAGCTGAAACTGCGGCAACAGATGGCGAACTCGACCGTCGTCTTCACCGAGGACCAAATCAAGCGGGCGAAGAACCTCGCCGCCGCAGAGGCTACCGCGACGGATGCCCGTCGCAAAGGCGCGTCCGAAGCAGAGTCCCTCGCGAAGCGTCAGCGCACGTTCAACCTGTCCATTGAGGCGGAGAACAACGCACGTCGTAACAACATCGAATTGCTCGGCATGACTCAACGCCAGCAAGCCATCAAGTCTGCATCCGACGCGGCCGAGAACCGTGCGCTCCAAGCACGCGTGACCTTCACGGCTGCGCAACGCACGGAAGTCGAGCGGCTTGCGGCGGCGGAGTTCGATGCGCGTTCGGCTCGCCAGAACGAGAACGACATCCTCTCGATGCAAATCCAACTGCGCGAGCTTCTCAACCAGAAGATCAGCGTCCAGCAACAGATCGAAGAAGAAGCGCAACTCGCGAACCGCGACCTCTCGACTGAGCAAGGCAAAAAGTGGGCGGACCAACGTCGTCAGGTTATTGAGACGACCAACGCCCTAGACGCGCTGAAGAAGAAGCAAGAAGAGCTGGCCGGTCTCACCGCGCAACTGCGTGAAGGCGAACGCGACATTCGACAAGCCCGTCAGGAAGGCGAGAGCCTTGAGGTTCTGCGCGCCCGTCGCGAAGAGCTTGAGAAGATCGCCATCAAGACGAAGGAAATTCAGGCCGAAGCAATCAAGATGGCGGAGGCCCTCGGGCAGGACGAAGTTGTCGAGAAGCTGAAGGGTGCGAACGTCGAGCTTCGCATCATGAAGGATGAAGTGTTGTCCGTCGCGCAGGCGAACACCATGATCTCGCAAGGCCTGACGAGCGCGACTCTCGAAGCGACTGACGCGATTGGCGCGGCTATCGAAGGAACTACGTCTTGGGGCGACGCCATCCGAAATGTTGGCGATGCGTTCCGTAAGTTCGCGGGCGATTTCCTTCGGCAGATTGCGCAGATGATTATTCAAGCATTGATCCTGCGTGCGATCCAAGCGAGCGGCGCGGGCGGCTTCTTCTCGAAAGTCTCGAATGGCCTCGGCCTCGCCAGCGTAAAACATGGTGGTGGACGAGTCGGTGCTGGCGGCCACAAGCGCCGCGTCGATCCGCGCGTCTTCGCAAACGCACGCCGCTTCCACAACGGTACGGCGCCGGGCCTGAACGTCGGCGAGCGCGCCGCGATCCTGAAGGATAACGAGGTCGTCCTGACTGAAGCGCAGCAACGTGCGCAGAACCAGCGGACCAACGGCGGAGGCGTGAAAGTCGTCAACCTGTTTGACTCCGGCAGCTTTGTGTCGGAAGGCCTGAACACAAGCGAAGGCCAGAAGGCCCTCATGAATTTCGTGCGGTCCAATCCTCGCGCGATCAACGGAGCACTCGGCAAATGAGCTACTATACCGACACCGCAACAGACCACGAGGATTTCTATGAGAAGCTGATCGCGTTCTTGACGACCGACGCTGAACTCGTTGCCACCGGCCAAGAGTGGGCCGTCGCTTGGGAAGCTCCGTCCGGCGCTACAAACCCGACGGACATCGTTCTCGTAGGTCCGGGCCTCGCGGCTACGGACTTGATCTATGTCGGCCTGCGCCGCAACGACAACGTGCCGAACGACTCTTCGGAGATTCTGATCTACGGCATGACCGGCGTCCTCGCGTCGTCCGTTTCCGTTGACGCGCATATCAATGTCTCCACCAGCCCTGTGCGCTTCTTCCTGAAGACCACACCGATGGATTTCTTTCTGTCCGCGAGCGGTCGCCGCTTCATGGGCGCCGTGCAAGTGGGCACGGTGTACGAGAGCTTCTACGCAGGTTTTTTCCTCCCATACGGAAGTCCGCTTCAGTACACATATCCGCTCTATATCGGCGGCAGCGCGGGCTACGGTTCTGTTGACGAGCCGGTTGATTGGCGCAGCACGAAGAACGGCCACGCGGCTTTTCCGTACTCGTCGTACACACCCGGCGCGGGCAGCTCCGCACACAACCCGTCCGCCTACATGTTGGACCCGTCGGGCAACTGGCTGACCATCGGCGCGGACCTTCTATCGTCGGGTGACACTGCGCGTCCGAACGCGCATAGCGCTCCAAAGAGTTTCGGCTACGGCAACGGCATCGGTGCTGACATCATGCCCGAAGTCGGCCTTAACAATTACGGATACTTCGACGTGCTCAAGCGCGTCGGCGCGATGTTCGGCGGCGGCTTCACGCTCACGCCGATCTCACTCGTCTCCGCAAACCCGAGCGACCAAGCATGGGGTGTTCTCGATGGCGTGTATCACGTGCCCGGCCGTGGACAGTCCATTGAGAACCTAATCACCGGCAACAACTACGTGCATCTGGTGGTGCAGAACACCTTCCGGACAGACCTCGGAGATTGGTTTGCGCTTCAGCTTTATCCTGAAGACTCCAACTCCGGCGTCGCCGAAGACTCGAACTCGTGAGGCGGAAATGATCGAACAACATAGCATCACCAACATCGAGGAAGTCCCTGCGCTCGTGGGGGCTTTCGCCACTGCGCTCGGCTGGACCTCGACAACGCCGGGCGCCAACACGGTTACGCTGCGCGCGCCGGGCGATGTCGTCACGTGGACTCTACGCGAGAACGCGGACACCCTGCAAATCCTGAGCTTGGGTGAAGACTCCAACTCCATCGGCTACACGGACATCAACCCCGATCTGCCTGACAACGACATGGCCATCATGGCGCAACCAGTCTTGCGTGTTGGCGGTGCGAACGTCACTCAGACCCCGACAACGGTTTATCTGATTGGCGCCAATGATCCATCGCCTTACATTCACATCGCTGTCGCGTTCGGTGAGAACCTCTTCCGTCACATGTACGTCGGCATCATGGAGAAGCTCGGCAACTATCTGCGCGGAAACGTGATCGCCGCGACGAAGGGCCCGTCCCTGACCGCGAACACGACCCTGAGCTACGACGACATCACGAACATGAAGTATCTCTTTCAAGGCGGGAACAACGCGATGGCGGAGTCCCTGTCGGGCGGCGTCTTCGTGGAGCACGCGGACAACGCGGTGCCGTGGCGTCGTTTCTACAACGGGGCTTTCCAGACAATCATCGGCGCCAATCCGGAGGGCGTGATCGGCGGCTTTGGCGACGCGATCAACGACGGCTATCTCGCACGGGCGATGTCTCCGTTCGCAGCGCTGTCGATCCTCGCGCCTGTCAACCTCTACGTCACGCAGCCCATCAGCGGCGACCGCACGTTCGTCCCTATCGGCCGCGTGCCCGGCATCCGCATGGTCAACATGTCGCAGCTCGAACCGGCACAGGAGATCGTCGTCGGCGGCATGCGGTGGATCGTGTTTCCGTCTCACAGCCGACGCATTGAGAAGACGATGACGGCCGAGGGCTCCGGCTCCCGCGCTCGTGATTTTGAATCTTCCTATTGGGTGGGCTATGCCGTCGCGATTGCGGAAGAGGACTCGAATAGCTGATGGGCGTGATCGTTGAACTCGGTGAGACGTTTGTAACGCCGGGCAATGTTGCGCCCGGCGCGTCTCCGCTCATCTTGGGCCCATACGAATACGACGTGCCCTTCACCGCCGAGGACTCGGTGCTGACGTATGTCCACATGCATCAGACCAACGAAGCGTTTCTATTCGGTGCGCGGCAGACGACGTTCGTCGAAGACTTCTACTTCCGCATCTACCTCATTCCTGAAGTCGTGAACTTCGGACTGATCGTGAACGACAAGCTCTCGATTGGCGCGGTGTGGAATGCGTACCTCGATTCTGTCACGTTGAACTCGGCAACTCCTGATGTCGGTGTGGAAGTAACGATGGGCAACCCGGCGCGGCCAGTGGGCTTCGGCGGTTTGCAGATCATCAACTTCCCGTTCACCGCGACGAAGGCGGGCCCAACGATCCTGCAAGAGTTCTTCACGCTCGACTTCGACAATGGAGACTCGCTGATCTGGCCTATGGTCGGCGTTCGCCCGGAGCCGCCAACCGATTTGACGTGGAACTTCTACCCGACGTGGGATGAGTCCTACACGGTGACTTACGAATATCAGACAGACATCATCGAGAGCGAGCGCGGCAACGAACAGCGCCGTCGCAATCGTCAGAACCCGCGCCGCAAGACGGAGTTTACCGCGCAGTTCCACGACAACACGGAGCGCCGCGCTTTCAACAAGCTGATGACCCGTCAGACGAACCGCTTCTACGTGCCGGAGTATCCGCGATACGTTATGACGACGACGCAGATCGGATCGGTCGGCCTGTCCGTGAACGTGGACGATACGCCGTGGTGGATCGCTGTCGGGTTCAACGTCATGCTCAACGATGGCAAGCGCGTGAGCGTTCGCACGATTGAATCGGTGATGGGCAACACTGTCACGTTCACGACGGGCGAGGTCGCGGAATGGCCAGCCAACGTGAAGCTGCACCCCGCGATCCTCGGATGGTGGGGCGAAGAGTTCACCACGCAGGCGCTCACCAATTGGGTCTCGACACTCGACGTATCGCATCGCGGCGCGCCCGGCTACGAGGCGCCGCTTCCGCGCGACACGGCACCGGCCGCGACCTTCGACGGCCGCGAGTTGTGGACGAAGGGACCGAATTGGGACGGCGGCTTCGAGATCACGAAGATTTGGCCACGCGAGTTCATGGACTACACGGTCGGCCGGATCGAGTCCCTTCTTAGCCGCCAGTACGGCAAGACGCGTATGGCGCTGTCCTACGTCGCCGCGAACATGACGCAGCACGACGAGCTGTTCTTTTTCTTCGTCCGCATGCAGGGCCGCGCAGGCGAGTTCTACATGCCTTCGTGGGACGCTGATCTGGAATTGGCGGAAGACCTCATCGAAACGGAAGATCGGGTGTTGGTCGTGGGCGGCCAAGACTTCTTGGATGCTTACGAGAACGACACGACTCGCGCGGCGATCCTCATCGAGACGACCGACGGCGGCCAGCACTTCTTCCCGCTCGCATCCGTCGGCCGGATCGAAGACAGCAACAGCGAGACCGAACCGTTCGCATATCTGTACGCCCGCGATACGTGGGGCGAGTCGATCCTGCTCGCCGACATCGAGCGGGTGATGTGGGTTAGCTTGTATAGGTTCTCTTCGGACCAACTGACGGTCACGCACTACACCGACTCAGTTTCCACGATGACGTTCACCGTGGAAGAGATCGAACGAGCCACACCTGACAGCTCAGACGATAGCAACAGCGGGAGCGCAACGTGAGCTTTAGAGAACGGGAAGAGTCCCGCTATCACGGTGAGCCGGTCACGCTCATCATCTTCAAGTACGGTGAGGCGCTGTCCGCTTTCGCCGCCTATACTGATGCGGATTTCTCCATCCTGCACGATGGCGTCCAGTACGAGCCACGCCCGTATTCGATCTCTGTCGTCTCGCAGTCGGGCACGCTGGATCGTAAGCAGGTTCAAGTGGTCATCTCGAATGACTCGGACATCGCCGATCAGTTCAAGGGATACCCGCCGAGCTATCCGATCTCCGTGATCATGAAGCAAGGCCACTACAACGATGGCCCGACGCCTCAGTTCGTCACGTTCTGGACAGGCGTCGCACGCGCGGGCACTCAGGTTGACGACAACCAGATGGAGATCACGTGTGAGCCCATCGCAACGAGCTTGCAACGTGTCGGCCTGCGCCGGAAGTTTCAGTACATGTGCCCGCACGTGCTCTACGGGAGCCGCTGCAAAGCGTCGCGCGCGGCTGCTTCTATCTCCGTCACGCCGACGGTCGGCTCTATCCAGAACAACGAGTTCTTGCTGCCGTCCAGTTGGGCGTCCGCCGACACTGCGCTGCAATTCATCAACGGCGTGGTGGAGTGGGCCACGCCCAAAGGCAAAGAGATTCGGACGGTGCTTCGGATCGACATCGGCGTCAGCTTTCACCGCATCCG